AAAAATTTTTAAAAGAAATATGAAAAATCTTTTTGAAGAATTACAGAGAATTAAATCCCTAATGATATATGAGCAGGGTACAAATATTAATGAAGTAAGTACTGCATCAGTTCAAGGTGATCCAGAAAAAAAACCAGATGAGACACCTAAAAGTGATGAAAAAAAATCTGAAGGGCAACCAAAACCTGAAAATAAAGAACCTAGTAAAAAGAATTGTGTATCTATTACAAATACTGAAGTATATAAAACTGAATCGGATATTAATACAGAAGTACCAGAAAGATTTTTTCAAAAATTTAAACAAAAAGTAGAAGAACAATTTGGTTTATTTTCAGATGGTGAATTCACAATTGAAGATATTAATGTATTCGGTGGTGCTAGTAACTATTGGAAAGGTACTGATAGTAATAAATATCCTGCGGTAGAACCTAAATATTGTAATGAATATGATGTTAATGTTGGTATAACTTCATTAAAAGATTGGGGTACTGGTTGTAAAGGTTATGGTAAAACAACAAAAGGTGTGTACGATAAAAATTCATCTGGTAAACAAAATAATGAAAATTTGGCAAAAAGAAGAGCTAAAAAAGTATTAGATGAATTAACTAAAAAAATTGTAACGTTCGCTCAACAAAATAATATTAAAGTTCCACCTGACTTCAAAAAAGAAATAAAAGAAATAACTTCAGGATCAATTTATACGACTGATAAAACTGATACACATTCTACAGTTGCTTCGGCAATTAAAAGTGGTGAGTTAAATGCTGGGCAAATAGTAATGATAGACGCTATCTTATGTTTTACACCATACAACCCTTGTCCAAAATGTATGATTAGGGATCCAAAAACTAAACAATGTAAATGTAAAGAAGGGTTAACAGAAAAAGATGGTAAATGTTTTTGTCCTAATGGAAAAGAGGCGGATGAAAATTGTGAATGTAACACTTGTCCAGATCCTTGTATGACATTTAATAAAGAAACAAAAAAATGTGATTGTCCTGAAGGTATGACATACAATGAATCTACAAAACAATGTGAATGTCCTAAAGGTTTTAAAAAGACAGAAAATTGTAAATGTGAAAAAGAAACACCAAAGGAATGTCCTGATAAATGCCAAAAACCTGATGAAAATGGTGATTGTAAATGTCCTGAAGGTATGAAATTTAATGAGGAAACAAAAAAATGTGATTGTCCTGAAGGTAAAATAAAACCAACCGCAGAGGCGTGTAACTGTTTAACACCCAAACCACCATTAAAATGTGGGTATAATGAGAAAAAAGAAGGTGCGAGAGGTACAAAACAAAATAACTTTGTTGCTGCAACAGTTAAAAGTAGTTTTCCTGTAGGTGAAGGTGATACCGTAACAATTACGTTTGATTCTTTAGTTGTACCAGACGCATTTTATGTTAAATATGGTGATCAAGAATTCTTTAGTGGATTTATGGGTGATGTTTATAATGATGAATATAGACAAGTTGCATTAAGTATCCCTGAAAGGAAAAAAATGTTACCATTACAATCAAAATTAGTTAAACAATACATTCAAGATTCATTAAATAAAGGTGATAATGATTATAGTGAAATGGAAAATGTTAGACGTAATTTTGTTGGTGAATTAATTATCTATAAAAGAACTGAAGGGTTATTGGAAAGTATAAATGCGGCAATTAAATCTGAAGGTGGAAAATTAACCGTTAAAGACATCTTTAAAAATGGAGACACTGAGGCAGAAAAAATTACCGATGAAATAATTAATACTGGAAATATTAAAGATAACATAGTTAAATATAAACCAATAATGAAATCTGGAACATCTTTTAAAATTACCAAAGAAACAGAAAATTTCCCATTAATAATAATGGTATTTTCTCCATTAGATAGAACAGTATAAATATCGATTTTCCTTTTAGAGATGGTGACAATGGTTTTTATTTTCAAATGAATAAAACCGATAAAGACGCTATTAGGGCGGATTTATTACATCTACTTTTAACTAATAAAGGTGAAAGGTTATATCTTCCTGATTTTGGTAGTGATTTAAAAAAATACATTTTTGAACCAAATGATTCAATTACACATGACCAAATTAGAGATAATTTAAATGATACAATAAAATTGTATATACCTAATTTGATTATAAATAACATATCATTTAGAAATGATGATATAGAAGAATTAATAATTGTGGAATTAACTTATACTGTTACAGAAGGAACTTTCACTAGTACAGATACAATAACTTTAACATTCTAATTATGGCAAAGAAAATAGATTATAATGCACGTAATTTCTCAGATGTAAGATTACAACTTATAGAATTCATACAAAAATATTATCCAGAAATATTTTCAGATTTTAATGATGCCTCTGTCGGTATGATGTTATTAGAATTAAACGCTGCGGTGGGTGATATGTTATCATTTCATACCGATAGAATGTTTAATGAAACTCAAATTAGTTACGCACAAGAAAGATCTTCATTATTAGAATTGGCTAGAACATTTGGTTTAAATATACCAGGTAAAAGACCTAGTATTACTATTGTTGATTGGACAGTAACTAATATACCTGTAAATGGTGATACATTTGATATAAGTTACGCACCTAAAATACTTAAAGGTTCTCAGGCAACTGGTGCTGGTAAGGTATTTGAATTAATAGAAGATTGTGATTTTTCGTCCCCATTTACTACAGGTGGTATTCCTAATAGATTAGTAATACCTAATATAGATGGTAGTGGTATTATACAAAATTATTCACTTACTAAAAGAGAAATTATGTTAAATGGTATCACAAAAATTTATAAAAAAGTATTGGCTAGAGAAGACTATAGACCATTTTTAGAAGTAATTTTACCCGAAGATAACGTATTATCAATAGAAAATATCATAACTAAAGAGGGAACTAATTTTGTTAATAATCCAACTGAAGACGAATTTTCTAATTTTAATTTAAGTTGGTATGAAGTTCCAGCATTAGCACAAGGTGAAATTTATATTGAGGATGAAAATGCGGTATCTGACAGAGAAGGTGTGGTAGTTGGTAAGTGGAAAAATGCACCAAAAAGATTTATAAAGGAATATACAGATAATGGTTTCTGTAAAATTATATTTGGTGCTGGTGATACAGATATTTCAGAATTGAATGATTTTGTTGGTTGTAGAGGTCAAATAGAAAGAATTGGTAAAGTTGTCAATAATTTATCTTTGGGTGAGATACCACAAACTAATAATACATTATATGTAAGATATAGGATAGGTGGTGGTGAAGATTCTAATATTGGACCTAACACAATTACTTCTTTAGGTACTACTGGTGTAATCATTAATGGTGATGATAGTAATATTAATAGAATTGTTAGAAATAGTATTAGTGTTAATAATCCTATACCAGCGTTAGGTGGTAAAGAAGAACCATCAGTAGAAGAAATAAGAAATTTAGTTAGATATAATTTTTCGGCACAAAATAGATGTGTAACAATTAAAGATTATCAAAGTAGAATACCACTTATGCCAGGTAAATTTGGTGTTCCTTTTAGAACGGGTGTTTGGGAAGAAAGAAATAAAATTAATGTTTATATTTTGGCGTTAGATTCGAGTAGTAAACTTACAACTGAATCTACATCGACACTTAAACAAAACATTGCGGATTATTTGGCAGATTTTAGAATGATAAATGATTATGTTACAGTAAAAAATGGTAGAGTAATTAATTTAGGTTTTGAAATAGATGTTTTTGCGGATAAGGCAACACCTAAAGGTGAAGTGATATCTGGTGTAATTTCATCAGTAACTCAATATTTTGATATTAATAAGTGGGGTATGGGTGATAATATATACTTATCACAATTAGTAGAAAATATTAATAATGTGGCAGGTGTATTAAATGTTACTGATCTTAGAGTTTATAACAAAGTAAATGAAAATGGAAAGTATTCTTTAAATGAGATTGCACAACCTTATATTGATGATGAAACTAGACAAATAGATTTATTAGGTAGATATACTTTATTTGGTGCACCTAATGCGATGTTCGAAATAAAATATCCAAATAAAGATATAAAAATTACTATTTCTACATCATAGTAATTACTTTTTTAAGAAATGTAATTAGTTTTAATAAAAAAATAAAATTATGGAATGTAAAACATGTAAAGAAAAAAGTAAAAAATCAAACAAGGGTACAAATCAAAAAAAAGGTGAAACTTTAGATTTAAATTTAATACCCCAATCCGTTCAGAACGGGGATTATAATGGTAATTTCTTTTTCAAAGTCATTGCGTTTTTAGCAATTATTATTGTATTACCATTAATTATTTTAGTTTTATTAGGACAGATTTTTTTAACGTTCTTTTTACCTAAAT